CATCGTCTCCACCATACAAGCCCAATTTCTTCCATGCTTCTTCGGGTTTGAGCCCGCATTCAACATAGGCTGAGAAAGCAACGAATGCATTGCAAATAGTGTTAAAATTGGAAGTACCTCCACTGCCAGATCCCCTATTGTCTTCTTGAGAACATCGGGTGCGCAGACTGAATATTCCTGGTCTGTGCATTTCTTCCTTTTGCAGTTTGATCGCTTCGATTGCGTCTTCCGGGGAAAATAATGTGGTTAAGACGTATCGTTCCAAGTACCTAAAAACTTCATTTTGTGTTCCATCGTAATTACCGAAATCACTGTCACTAATGTGTGACTCGGCTTTTTGGCAAATGTTGGCCACCAGGGTCGAAATCTCGAATGGTGTTTTTCCAAAAGCGTACCACGGCATGGTCTTCATGAACTCCCCCAGAGGGTACATGTATGACGCATACTTTCGCTTCAAAGCGTTGGGGATCGTGGTTATTGCTCTAGGAGCCGCAGGCTTCATGTATGATTCTGCCTTGACGAACATGGACAAGTGCCGTTGGTCCTTCTCATCGGAGCCACGGGCAAAGCTGATCATTTTGGTAGCTGTGTCCATTTTCTCAAGGATTTGCTCATCATCCCAGGGTATCAAGGGTGCCTTCAACTTCTTGGACATCTCTATCATAAAGAGATCCATTAGTGTTGATATCTTGACCCGAAATCTCCCGCTGTCCGAAGATGCGAGGGATTTGCGCGCGTTACGTCGCGGTTGATCTATGCGTCTTTTCACGCACATTTCTTCTGCTGCAGTTGTCTTAACTGGCACGTAGGCTCCGGGGATGAATGCATTCATGAAAGTCTGCATGTATGGTTGGGCGTCTTCCACATAGCCCCCCACATGATAAATCTTAGTATGGGGTTCAACTGGGTAAACGCTTACGGATGGAGGTTCAAGAACTGGTGAGTGGCCATTGTGGTAGCACGTCAACACCTGGGAAGCGGTTTTCACCACTTTGGCATCAACGTAGGGACTTATCAGCATTTCAACTGTGGCCCTAGACAAACCAGTCTTGTTGGTCGTAGTTATGGCATACAATGCTAGGGCATCATCAACGCTGCTAGGTATGCTAGCGTGCGTCGTTGAACCAACTACCCCAGTCATTGTGTAACTGACCGCATTGTCCTTGCCCTTCATATTCTTCATTCTCACATACTTGTTTTTCACAGGGTTGAGCCTGCTCAGAGATTGGGATGGTATCCCGGGGGTGACAAGTTTGAAGAAGATGAACATCAAAGGAGTAAGGAAGGTTAAAACTGCGCGAAGAATTCTGAGAAAGAGGCCAGGTCCACTGACACACAGACTAGCTGTGAGAGGGTTGTGGTACTCAATTTCTCTGTATCTGCGCAGGGGAGTCAGCATGGTAATATCATGCATGTCGTCG